CCATGCCTGAAAAGCCAGATACGTGGGCCGCGCTCTGGGTCGCTCTTTCGAATCCACTTTGGCAGGGCGCAATCATGGCGATCCTTATCTCGGCCCTTCGTGTTCTGTACGACGCCAAGGAGACCAGTACACGCCGGATTGTGTTCGAAGCGCTGATCTGTGGTGGCCTGAGCCTGTCTGCCAGCAGCGTTATCGAATGGATGGCATGGCCCTCGAGCCTGTCAGTCGCCGCCGGCGGCACCATTGGTTTCCTTGGTGTCACGGCGATACGAGAGCTGGTCACCCGTTTCCTGGGCCGCAAGGCGGACACGCTATGAAGGCTTTCGCCGTTGCGTTGATCGTCGCGCTGGTCGCGCTGCTTCTGGTCGGGATTCAGCAGTACCGAGTCATTGCCCTACAGGGGCAGATCACCATTGCTACCGACGCCACCCGGGACGCCGTTGCCGCCAACAAGGAAAGTCAGGCCACCATCACTGACTTGCGGGCAGAGGCCAAGCGCAATGCCGACTATCAGGCTGACCTGGCCAAGCGCCTCAAGGACAGCGAACAGAAAGCCCTGAAGGCGAGGAAAGACTTTGAACAACTCAAGCGCACCAGCAAGCCTGTTCGTGACTGGGCTGCTCAGCCTTTGCCTGACGGCCTGCGTGGCAAGCCCGCCGCCATTGGTGGTAAAGACAACGGCGGTAAGGCTCGAACCCCCTGAGCTTGTGCCGTGTGAGCGCATCAGCACGGCTGATGAAGACCTGGCACTGAACGGTGATTTGTGGACGCTGAAGGACCGAGCAGTAAACCTGCTGGACACCTGCGCCGATCAGGTCGACGCCCAGATCCTGCGCAGTCAGAGCAAGTGAAGAAGTCCTAGTACGTCGCAGTGCCAGGCTATCCGCCGTTCCCCATGATCATGCCAGAAGACCACACGTGCGCTGGTGCACTGGCCTACGCCCGGTCGATCTGGCCGAGCGCAACCGTAGAGTGAGTAAGCCATGAGCAAAGTGATTGAAGTTGTTGTGATCGGCGCCGTTGGTTCCGGCAAGTCGCACGTGCTGTCTCTGATCGATAAAGCGCTGCGCGATGGCTATGGCCCGCACACGCAGATTGTGTCGCGTGAACTGTCGATGGAGCGTGGCCTGGGTAATCCCGGCGCCCAGCCATCGGCCGACACTATCTTCTCGCTGAAGGAGCGTGGCCTGATCAGCGGGCAGATCACTACCAACCTCAAGGTCGAGGTAGATACCGCTGAAATCGATGCTGCTATTACCAAGACCGAGGCTCTGCAGGGATTCGCTACCAGCTTCGCAATTGACCCGCTCGAACAGGCTATAGAGTCGACGGCCCGCATTCTGCGTGACGAACGCGATCACATGGCTCAGATCAGCCAGCCCCTGGGCGTCGATATCCCAGCTTCCACGATCTATCAGCGACTGGGCGCTCACCTTGAGCAGCTATTGGATGCCCAGTTCCGTCGAGTGACGGCGTGATGAAGCGCCCTGATCAGTCAAACCTGCGCTATCTGCTGGAATCCAGGCCGCTGGTGCTGAAGCGAAACGGCATCCACGTTTGCCTGCATGACGCATTCAGCGGCGAAGTGCTGGGTGGACAGATGCGCGTCGAGATGGTCCAAGAGGCCGATAGCATCGCTGTGTTGCGGGTCGACTTCGCCCTTGATGGCCGGTACGTCCGGATCGATGGGGAGTGATCGTCTAGTGCCGCAGCGCCCACAGAAGCCATGTCGACACGCAGGCTGCAACACCCTGCACCGCCAAGCCGCCTACTGCGATGCCCATGCGCATCTGGCCAAGATCAAGAGCCATGGCAGCGCCCCCCGGCTTTCCGGAAGAGCGTTACAGAAGCGCCGCCTCAGCGTCTGGACCCGAGACCCGACCTGCGCCATGTGCGGCAGGCTCACGGATTATCCGAGCGGCTTCGAGCTGGACCACACCGTATCACTGTTCAAGGGCGGCAAGGATGTTGAGGCTAACTGCCAGGTGCTCTGCAAGGGCGTCGGCGGTTGCCACCATAAGAAGACGGCCGAAGACCTTGGCTACGAGTACCGCCCGCCCGTTGGGCTGGATGGCTACCCGGTCAAATGACCGATTTCGCACCTTTTTAGTGCTTGCACCCAGTTGGTGCGTGAGAATGATTCTCAAATGACGGAGGGGGGAGGGAAAAACTTCCGGATCTTTTGCTCGGAAATGGTCCATCCAACCGTTCTTCTGTCGCCGCGAAATATAAAGTTCAGGAGTTAGCCAATGCCGGGGGTCGCGGGACGGTCGGGCCGTCGTCCGAAACCCACGGCCCAGAAGGTGCTGGCCGGTAATCCAGGCAAGCGCGCGCTGAATAAGCACGAACCGGATTTCTCCCTGGTCAACGACATTGATCCGCCGGATTGGTTGAGCGAAAACGCTCGCCGCGTCTGGCAGATGATTGTCCCGCAGCTCTGCTCCGCGAAGGTGTTGGCGCTGACCGATCTGCATAACGTCGAGGCGTTTTGCACGGCCTACGGCAACTGGCGCTTGGCCCAAGATTCAGTCCAGCAGTTCGGGATTGTGGTCACGTCCGCGCAGGGCAGCCCTATCAAGAACCCGGCGTTAACCGCTGCAAACGAAGCGATGCGCCAGATGGTCACCTTTGGCTCGATGCTTGGCCTGGACCCGGCCAGCAGAACCAGAATCATCGGCGGCAATAAGCCGGAGCCCACGAACCCGTTTTCAGACCTTCTGAGTACCTGATGGCCAAAACCGCCCACACCAACGTCGATAAGGCGATGGTTTGGGCGAGGTCGGTCCTGAGAGGCAAGTTTCCGGCCTGTCGGTATATCCACCAGGCCATCGAGCGGCATTTCGAAGACGTCACGAAAAGCAGGTCGAAGGATTTTCCGTTCAAGTTCGACCCGGCCAAGGCCGAGAAGAAGCTGAAATTCATACAGCTTCTGCCGCACACGAAGGGCGAGTGGGCCTACAAGCGGCAACTGATCACCCTGGAACCGTGGCAACTGTTCGGCCTGGCCTGCACCTTCGGCTGGGTGAGGAAGAAGGGCGCCCACCGCCGGTTCCGCGAAAGCTATTGGGAAGTACCGCGCAAGAATGGCAAAAGCGTGATTGCCGCCGGTGTCGGCTCCAGCATGTTCGTGATGGACAAGGAGTTTGGCGCCGAGGTTTACGCCGGCGCGACGAGTGAAAAGCAGGCGTGGGAAGTATTCCGCCCGGCCAAGCTGATGATTCAGCGGTCCCCGATGCTGATCAGGGCCGTTGGCATTGAGATCAATGCCTCGAACATGAACATACCGGCCGACAACAGCCGATTCGAACCCTTGATCGGAGATCCTGGGGACGGTGCATCGCCCAGTTGCGCGATCATCGACGAATTCCACGAACACGAAACCGCCGCTTTGTACGACACCATGCTCACCGGCATGGGCGCCCGCCGACAGCCGCTGATGTTCATCATCACGACGGCCGGGGCGAACATTGAGGGCCCATGCTACGACAAGCGCCGCCAGGTCTTGGAGATGCTGGACGGCACGGTGCCGGACGAAGAGCTGTTCGGCTATATCTGGACCTTGGACGAGGGCGACGACTGGACGGACCCGAAGAATCTGGCGAAGGCCAACCCATGCATCGGGGTTTCGGTATTTCAGGAGTACCTGGAGAGCCAGCAGCAGCGTGCAATACGCTCGGCGCGGTTCACCAATACCTTCAAGACCAAGCATCTCAACGTCTGGGTGAGCGCCAAATCAGGTTTTTTCAACCTGCAGAGCTGGAAAGCGTGCGAAGACCTCAGTCTCAACCTGGAACAGTTCGAAGGGCAGGAGTGCAATCTGGGGCTCGACCTTGCCCGCAAGCTGGATATGAACTCGATGGCCCGGCTGTTTTGGCGGGAGATCGACGGGAAAATCCACTATTACAGCGTTGCGCCACGGTTCTGGGTGCCAGAAGACACGGCTTTCAATACCGACAACCGGCGCATGTTCGAGCGGTTCCAGGCCTGGCTCAACGCGGGCTACCTATACACCTCGCAGGGCGCCGAGATCGACTATCGGGACATCCTCGAGGAGTGCAAAGAGGCCAACAAGCTGGCGCCGGTGCGCGAAAGCCCGATTGACCCGCACGGTGCTACCAACCTCAGTCATCAGCTGGATGACGAGGGGCTTTCGCCAATCACGATCACCCAGAACTACACCAACATGTCCGACCCCATGAAAGAACTGGAGGCGGCGATCGAATCCGGTCGGTTTCACCACGACGGCAACCCGATCATGACCTGGTGCATCGGCAACGTGATCGGCAAGTTCCTGCCGGGCAACGACGATGTCGTTCGCGCGATCAAGCAGGGCAACGACAACAAAATCGACGGCGCCGTGGCGCTGATCATGGCTATCGGTCGAGTTCTGGCGCGCGCGGCGCCTGAAGACTCTCTCTCTGACCACATCGTTAAGCACGGAATTCGAACCCTATGACCGAACAATCGAGCGAGAAGCCGTCAAGGCTTGCGCTGCTGGCCCGCGCTGCGCCTGATCTAGTGGGCGTGCTTGGCCTCTGCTTGCTGACTCGCGGCCTGTGGGCTGGCTGGGGCGAGGCCGTGGCGCTCTCTGTATGCGGCGCTGTCCTGCTGAGCCTGGCTCTCGTCTCCGTCGTGCGAGGGGGTCGCTGATGCTGCGGTCCCTATTCGGTCGCAAGGGCGATCCGCAGGTTGTCGACACTTCCGAGAAATTGGCTCGGGCGCTGGGATCGGGCTACGACACGAACAGCGGCCAGCGTGTGACCACCACCAGCGCATTGCAGCAGCTGGTGGTATTCAACTGCGTGCGGGTCCTGTCCGAGTCAGTTGGCATGCTGCCTTGCACCCTCTTTAAACAGACAGATAAGCAGCGCCTGCCGGCCATTGGGCACCGGCTTTACCCGCTGCTCTCAATGGCACCCAACAGTTACATGACCTCCCAGGAATTTTGGGAGATGTTGGTGGCCTGTCTGTGTTTGCGGGGCAACTTCTACGCCTACAAGGTTAAGGCGCTGGGCAATGTGGTTGAGCTATTGCCGATCAACCCGGACTCGGTAAAGCCAAAACTCAAGGATGACTGGACAGTTGAATACTCGGTCAACTTCAGCAGCGGGCCCCGGGTGCTGAGTCAGGATGAAATCTGGCACGTTCGGCTGTTCACGCTGGACGGATTAAACGGACTGAACCCCATCGCCTACGCCCGCCAGGCGCTGGGCCTTGGTCAGGCGATGGATGCTCATGCTGCGAAGCTGTTCACGAACGGCGCGGTTGCCAGCGGGGTGTTAGCTACCAGTGAAAAACTCACCGACGAGGCATTCAAGCGTCTGAAGGATCAGTTCAACGGTGAGCACATGGGTGTGGCGAACGCCTACAAGCCCATGGTGCTGGAGGCTGGCCTGGACTGGAAGCCAATCAGTCTCAACGCCCAGGACTCTCAGTTCATCGAGTCGAAACGGCTCACCGAGGCCCAGCTATGCGGCTTATTCCGTGTGCCGCCCCACCTGGTGGCAAACATGGAAAAAATGACGCTGAACAACGTTGAAAACATGGGCATGAGCTTCGTGAACTACTCGCTTGTGCCACTTATCACCCGTATTGAGCACCGAATTCAGGTCGGTCTGCTCAATGAGCGGGACCGGCTCACCCATTACGCCAAATTCAACGCCGGCGCCTTGATGCGCGGCGACTTGAATGGCCGCTACACCTCGTACGGAAAGGGCATTCAGTGGGGCATTTTGAGCCCCAACGACTGCCGCGAGCTTGAAGACCTCAACCCTCGCGAGGGCGGCGACATCTATCTCACCCCGATGAACATGACCACCAAGCCGGAGGCATCCGATGTCGATGCAAACAAAACAGCGCCTTGACCTGCCGCTGACCATTAAATCGGTCAGTGATAGCGGTGAGTTTGAGGGCTACGGCTCGGTGTTCGGCGTGGAGGACAGCTACGGAGACGTCGTGGTCCGCGGTGCTTTTGACGCCACCCTGGCGCGCTGGAAAGAGAAGGCCCGACTGCCCGCAATGCTCTGGCAGCACAACATGAGCGAGCCGATCGGTGTTTATACCGAGATGCGCGAGGACGACACCGGGCTTTACGTCAAGGGGCGACTGCTGATCGATGACGACCCGCTGGCCAAGCGCGCTCACGGGCACATGAAGGCAGGCAGCCTCAGCGGGATGTCGATCGGCTACATGCTCGATGACTACGAGTACGACAAAGAAAAAGGCGTCTGGATTTTGAAGGCTATCGACCTGTGGGAGGTGTCCCTGGTCACCTTCCCGGCGAACGATGACGCTCGAATCACCGACGTGAAATCTCTGCTGGCGCGCGGGCAAACACCGCCGCCCAGCAAAGTGGAGCGAGCCCTGCGAGAGGTAGGGTTTTCCGGCTCCCAGGCCAAGGCTTTTATGGCCAAAGGCTACGGCGCAGTTTCACCGCGAGAGGCGGATGCCGACGACGCATTGCAATCCCTGAAATCACTTATTGATCGACTGTAAGGAGCCTCTCATGGCTGTTGAAAAGAAAGATATCGAAGACGTTGCCGAAGCCTTGGGCAAGAAGTTTGACGAGTTCAAGGAAAAGAACGACAAGCGCATTGACGGCCTGGAAGCCGAGAAGGGCAAGCTGTCCGGCCAGGTCGATACCCTGAATGAAAAGCTGGGCGAGCTGGACGAACTCAAAGGCGCGCTGGAAAAAGAGCTGGCTGACCTCAAGCGCCCGGACGGTACTGGCACTAAGGCTGCTGGCGAGCACAAAACGGCGTTCCTTCAGTTCGTGCGCAAAGGCGTCGACAGCGGCCTGGGCGATCTGCAAGCCAAGGCTTTGCAAATCGGCACCGAGGCTGATGGTGGTTACGCGGTTCCTGAGGAAATGGACCGCACTATCATCGAACTGCTGAAAGATGCTTCGCCAATGCGCCAAGTGTGCAATCAGATCACCGTAGGCTCGCCGGATTACAAGCGGCTGGTGAGTCTGGGTGGCGCGGGTTCCGGCTGGGTTGGCGAGACCGACGCCCGCCCGGCCACCGGAACGCCCACCTTGGGTCAGATCTCTGCCTTCATGGGTGAGATCTACTCCAATCCCCAGGCCACCCAGACCAGCCTGGACGATATCTTCTTCAACGCCGAGGCCTGGCTGAACAGTGAAGTCGCCCGCGAGTTTTCCGAGAAGGAAGGTAGCGCCTTCCTGTTGGGCAACGGCGTGAACAAGCCGAAAGGCCTGCTGGCCTACCCGCTGCTCACCACAGGTGACGACACCCGCGCGTTCGGCAGCCTGCAAAAGCTCGTATCAGGCATCGCCGGCGGCTTCAACGGCGACAAGTTGATTGACCTGATCCACTCCTTGAAAGCCGGTTACCGCGCCAATGGCAAGTTCATGATGGGCAACCTGACCGTCGCCTACGCTCGCAAGCTGAAGGATAGCGAGGGTAACTATCTGTGGCGCCCCGGCCTGGAAGCGGGCGTGCTGTCTACGCTGTTGGGCTACGGCATCGTCGAGAACGAAGACATGCCGGATGTAGCCGCTGATGCCAACGCTATAGCGTTCGGCGATTACAAGCGCGCCTACACCATCGTGGACCGCATCGGCACCCGTGTGTTGCGCGACCCCTACACCAACAAGCCTTATGTCGGCTTCTACACCACCAAGCGCGTCGGCGGCATGCTGGTCGACTCCCAGGCTGTAAAAGTCCTGACCCTCAGCGCGTGATAGCGGCGGGCGTCTTTGGACGCCCGATCCTCTGGAGATCGTTATGCCTAAGATTCTTGTTACCCAGGCCTTTCCCTTCGCGGTTGAAGGCAATCACGTAGTGCAAGTCGAGACCGGCGAGCAGGAGGTATCTGATCGCTGCGCCCTGGTTGCGGTTGATCACTTGAATGTCGCCACGTATCTCGGTGAGCGACCGCCGCCTGATCTGCGTATGGACGGTCCGACCATCCTCGAGTTTATCGAGGCTGGTTACCCGGCGATCAATTACCCGCCTGAGGGTTATGCCTCCCGCAGCTCTCAGGAAGAGATCGATGCAGCCATCAAGGCCCAGAAGGAACTGGAAGACGTCGCTGATCCGCTCAAAATGACAGTACCCAAGTTGAAGGATTGGCTCACCGCCAAAGGCATCGAATTTGACGCGGGCGCGAACAAGGAAGCGCTGCAGGCCCTGGTCCCAGCCGATGCTTGATATAGCCATCGTCAAAGCTCACCTGCGCGTGGATGGCGACGATGACGACGCATTGATCCAGGCTTATGTCGATGCGGCATTCAGCGCTTTCACGGCCTGGACCAATCGCACTTTGGTCAACCCTGGCGACGCGCTCCCCGATCCGGTTGGCAGCGCGATGCTGCCGACCAAAGCAGTGGAGCAGGGCGCTCTGCTGCTGGTCGGGCACTGGTATGCAAATCGCGAATCGGCGGTGGTGGGTGTGACAGCTGCCGAGCTGCCGCAATCCACCAATGCGCTTTGGCATCCATACCGTTGGGTGAATGTATGAGAGCTGGCCCCCTGCGTCACCGCTGTTCGCTGCAGAAGAACCAGCGCGCCCCGGATGGCATGGGCGGCGGCGCGATGGCCTGGGTCGAGCTGCGCAAGGTTTGGGCTGAAATCACCATGCCTACCGGTCGTACGCAGGTTGTGGCTCAGCAGCTCACAGCTGATGTGACTGCCGAGATCCGGTGCCGACCCGCTGATGATCTGGTGGCGGGCCTGCGCCTGGTGCACAAGGGCATCACGTACAAGATCGAGGCCGCACTGCTCGATAACGCGAACAGCATGCTACGACTGCTGTGCTCGAACGTAACCAATCCCTGAGGTACTGACATGGCCCGGCGTTCCAAGGGTGATTTCAAGCTGCGCGGTCTTCTGCGCCGTATCGGCAACCAGATGGAGAGTGACCTGCGCCCGGCGATGGTCCAGGCCGCCAACCTGGTGCTGGCTACACAGCAGGAGCTGATACCTGTCGACGATGGCGATGCCCGAAACACACTGAAGGCGTTCGTTTCGAAGAGCGGGCTGGATGCGCAGATCGGCATCCGGGGCAAGCGTGACAACCGCAAGGTCTTCTATGTCGTCTTCTTGGAGCGAGGCACAAAGCAGTACCAGCGGGGCGACACTGTAGTAGCACCCCGGCCAGCTCATCCATGGCTCCGGCCTTCCATTGACCTGAATCGTGATGACATTGCCCGCCTGATCAAGGCAGCCATTGCCAGCACGCTGTCGCGAGCTGCCCAGGAGGCGCGATGAGTGACCCGACGCTGGCGCTACAAAAGGCCCTATATGCGCGGTTGTCGGATTCAATTTCCTGTCCGGTTTACGACGATGTGCCGCAGGAAGCGGCTTTGCCATACACGACCTTTGACCGCGAGTTTTCCCGGAACACAACACCGATATCGGGCAAAGACCGGCAGAACCGCCTGTTCTACCTGTCCGTTTGGAGTAACTACCCGGGCCAGGCTGAGGTGAAGCGGATCATGGCCGAGATCTACGCGGCGCTGAACGAGCAGCCGCTGGCGCTGGAAGTGGGCAGGGTTATTTCTGCTCGCGTCATGCGGTCCGAAAGTACACGCGAGCCAGACGGCCGGACTTACATGGGCAGCGTCACGCTGCAAATCATCACCCAGCACTGATATTGCCGAGCAACACCAGCACCCGCCATTGAGCGGGTTTTTTCGTTTCATCCGCGCCCTGGAGGGCAACATGACAGTAAAAACTTCCGCCGGTATCTCGGTCCTGCT